GTTTACCCGACTTGATATTAGTAATGCAGTAGACGAAACCGAAGAAATCGCCAATATCGTCAGTAGTGAAAGCTGTACCTTTGTAGTACCAGGGATTTTCATAATCTCCTTCCATTTCATAATCTTAATATTTTTTTCTATTTAGATATTTGATTTTATAACTTCTTCTATAAATTTCTTATGTCCCATATAAAGACACTTATATTTCGTTTCTTCCCATTCAAACATCTTTATATGAGAAATATATTTAAATTCCTCAGATATAGTTTCAATATCAAACCATTTCAAACCATATAGTATTGGAATATAATTTACTGCACTAAACATATTCCATTTACCATTTATATCATTAGATTGTGGAAATCTTCTTTTCCATTTATCTAATAATATTTGAAGAGAAGGAGTAATATTAAGAGTATTTTTTATATCTCTCCAAAATGGAGTATCTTCTCTTTTTGTAAGATAATGTGCCTGTACATAATCAAATATATTATCAAATATATCGTTAACAACTTGATTACATTCATCAATACTATATGAAGGATAGTAATGAATAAATGCAAACATCTGTTGAACTACACTACCCATAGCAGTTGCTTCTAGTGGTTCAACAAAACTTTGTGATAATCCAACTGCATAACAATTCTTATACCATGCCTTCTCCATTCTACCAGGATCAAATTTAAATGTCTTAACAATATCTAATTTTTTACCATATACCCTTTCCATTTCTTCATGAGCTTGAGTTTCATTAATAAACTTTTCACAAAAAACATATCCATTACCAGTTCTACCTTGTATTGGAATCTGCCAACTCCAACCATAATCTCTAGCAGTTGATTTTGTGTACATATTATATTCTTCCATCTCTTCAGTTGCAAAAGCAATTGCAGAATCTAAAGGTAAATATTCAGAATAAGATTTCCATTTAACACCTAAAGTTTTTTCTATTAATAACCTAGAAAATCCAGTACAATCAATAAAAAAATTTGCATAATATTTTTGAGTTCCATTAACAGAAGTTATATCACCAGTATATGAATCTATATCAACATCAACTATATCATCTTCTACAATTAAAATACCTTGCTTTAAACACCTTTCTTTTAAATAAAGATTTAATTGATACGTATCAAAATGAAATTGTTTTGTTGGAGTATGATTTAAATTATTAAAATATAAAAGAGGAACTTTATTTTTCCATTGCCCACATTGATTCAATTCATAATTTGGTCTATTATTAGCAACAGCTTTATGTAAATATGGAAAGAATCCCTTTAATGAAATAGATACACTCTCTGGACTTATACTATGTAAAAAATCTTCATCAGACCAACCCTTAAAATAAACACCATTCTTAAAGGTAGTTTTAGTTTTTAAAATAAAATCGCAAGTATCAATATTACAAAATTCACAAAAAGAATCAAACTGTTCTGAAGAACTTTCACCAACACCAATTATTCCAATCGATTTAGATTGAATTATTTTTATACTCTTGGAAGGAAAGGCATTTCTCAATATTAGTGCAGATATATATCCAGCATTTCCACCACCAACTATTGCAAAATCACTATCACTCATTACTAATAATTAATTACAAGGTATATAGAAGATAAATATCTAAGATGGATATTCACTAGAACATGGCAGTTGTATATGTAAATAATCTTACAGTTAATAGTGGTGAAGATTTTGAACAGGACTTTGACCTAATTGAAACTGGTGGAAATACCATAAATCTAACCAATTATACTGCCAAGGCACAGATAAGAAAGCACCCCGACAGTTCAAGTGCAATTAATTTTACTGTTGGATTTCCTAATAGAGCATTTGGAAAAATAAACCTATCAATTCCAAGTTGGACTACATCCAAATTAAAACAAGGTCGTTATGTATATGATGTTCTTGTAACTAAACCTGGTGGGAAAAAGGAAATTGTTTTAGAAGGTAGCGTATTAGTACGAGCAGGTATTTCAACTGGTTGTGACTTTTCATTACCAAATAGTGCTCAAAGAACATGTATTGCTATTATCCCAGATTCTAATGTTGGAGTTAGTACATTATCAGATAAATGGTATTCCTTTAGAGGAACTTATCCAAATAGAATATTCTATCTTTTACAGAAAACATCAACTGGTTTTGGTGTAAGTGTAACTAACACAAATTATGATGATCTAGATTGTCCAGATAACTTTCTTTCAGAAAGCATTGTAAATACTCCACCTCTAATTTAATATGGCAACACAAATAACACAATCTTCAACATCTGTAAATGAAAGAGGTACAGTTAGTTTTACAGTAACTACTGACGCAATAGGTATTGGTACTTCTGGTACTTTATACTACTCAACAGAACAAGTAAAAGGAATAGTTTCTACTGGAGATTTTACAGATGGAAATGTAACTGGTTCTATTGGTATTAATACTAATGGTATTGGTACTATCTCCAGAACTATTGTGGGAGATAGATCTACAGAAGAAATTGAAATATTTCAAATAGAAATAAGAAGTGGATCTAGCACAGGAACCTTATTAGCAACATCAGAAGAAGTATCAATTATTGATACATCTGTTAACACAGGTCAAACTGCTACTGGTAAAACATTTGGACCAGTTCAAATAGGTTCTGATAGTGATTGGTATAGTATATGTGATATAGATAGTTTACCTAATGGATCTAAAATTGCTTTGTTTATAGATGGCGGAACTTCATCTGTTCAAGCATCTTACGATGCCTTTATTGCAAAGTTAAATGAAAGGAATATAACAGTTATTAGTGTAACAAACAATCAAGAAGATTGGATTCAACCATTCCTAACAGCATTGGATTAATAACATGCAAGAAGTTTTTACAACAAACATAACAATATATACAGGAACAGATTTCGCACAAACTTTTGTATTGGAAGATACCCAATCAAATAGTGTAATGAATCTAGACGATTATACTGGTTGTGCTCAATTAAAAAGATTTGAATCTTCTACAAAGACAGCAGATTTCGCAATATCCTTTGCAAGTGATAGGAATACTGGGAGACTATCAATAGAGATGTTAGAAAGCGTAACCTCTACTTTAAAACCAGGCAAATATTTTTACGACCTATTATTAAATAGCCCAACTGGAACCACAACAAGAGTTGTGGAAGGTGTGGCTTTAGTTAAAAAAGCAGTTACTCGTTAAGCGATTGCACCTTTACCGTGCTCGTCTTCAATCTTTTTCTTTACAACTTCAAGTGGAGATACTCCCTTACCATACTTCTTTTCAGTTTCTTTCTGAAGAGGAGTTTTTCCTTTAGGTCTCTTACCACCAGATCTACGTTTTGAACCAGCCTTCTTATCTGATCCATCGTGTCCTATACCATACTTAACAAGGCGATCATCTTTTTCTTTGTCGGCAGCTTCTTCAGAAAGAATTTCAAAGTCTCTTACAATACCTTGAATGGTTGCAGCATCCATTTCCATCATAATGTATAGTGCTTCATCTATAGAATCTACTTGTCCAGATTCTTGAAGATATCCTAGAACAATATCAAAAGCATCAAAATCTTCTTTTTTCAAACCTTTAATAGATCCCTTACCTTGAACGATCTTTGAACGTCCATAAGGATACCTACCTTCATTTTCTGGACTATCAGCAGACTTACGATACTGTTCTGGTTGCCCTCTACCAGTTGTGTTCTTTCTTTTCTTACCACCAGTGGAAGAATATCTAGCAGAAGTTTTCTTTTTCCTACCTTTAAAGGCATCTTCATCACTTCTTCTACCCATCTTATCTGCAGTACTTCTACTTACAGAAGATGTTGCAGCATCTTTTTGTGCATCAGACATACCAGCAGTATGTGATGCCATACGATTTTCGTCAATAGCAACTTCTTCAACCCTTACTTTCTTAGTATATGTGGGTGGCTTTAATCCTTTATCTAATAATTTCTGATCTCTTCTTTGGAAAGTTGGCTTATCTTTATTAGCAGCAAACTTGGAAGGAACTGTTTCAAATTTTGGTTCTTTTACTTGATTCTGATTCGCTTTAAAGGCAGCAGCTTCTAAATCATATTTCTGACGCTGACTCTTACCCATTACACCAAGTGGTTGACCTGTTTTATAATGTTTAGTAAAGACAGTTGATCTTTGAACTTGAGTTTTACCATCAGCAGCCGTATATGTCTTAGATCTATTGAACTGATTCAAATCACTCTTTTCAATCTTAGGATAAGGAGTATCTGAATTCTTCTTAAGTAATTCTCTAGTTTGCCTTTGACTGGTAGAGAAACTAGCAGGAGAAATTTCTTTAGCTCTTGCTTTATTCTGCTTTTCAAACTTACCATTCATACCAAAATTTGGATTATCTCTTTCTACAGTTTTCTCCTGTTTTTGGAATTTCCTTTCATGCTCATCATCTTTCAATTTCTGTTGTAATTTTTCATCATTTTTAAATTGATTAACTACCTTTTGCTGATTAGCATCCTGTTGTTCTTTAGTTCCAGAAGTTGTTGATCCACCATCAGATGATCCACCTGTTACAACTGGTACTTCAGTTTTTGTCTCATCCTTCTTTGTATTAGTATTATCTTTTCCACTAACAAAAGTAGAAACGCTATTACCACCAGTTCTTACCTTTTCCGCTTTATCTATACCAGGTACTCTAATTGTACTACCTTGATTATTATTACTATCCTTCTTTTCATCCTTATCACTTAAAGCAGCACTTCCTACAACTGAAGTACCTGTAACAGCACCAGCAGTTTTTAAAGGATTATTTTTAATAACTTCCTTAGATTTATTAACAGCGTTACCAAGTTTTCTATTTTTAAAGAAGGTTTTTAATGCCTGGATTATTTTAGGACCTTGCTTTACTACATCTCCACTTACTTTTACCTTTTCATTCAATAATTCTGATATAGTAACTTCATCAGAAGTTTCTATAAAACATTCAATAGCACTATCAGAATATCCACTAGAACTTAATTTTTCTACAATCAAAGATAAACAATCTTCAACTTCCTTAGGAATAGATTGATCTATATTTTCATAAAGATAATTTATATCTTCAATTTTCTTGTACGACATTTCTACAAATACTATTCTGCTGTTAGTATTTATGGTTAATCGTTACTCTCTATTATATACTAATTCCCTTATGTACACCACCAGTTGGAAATCCACGTTTTTTATTATTGCCACCTGAAGGGGTAATTACTTTTTTATTGGTAGTCTTAGTCTTAGTTTTAGTGCTAGGTGGTTTCCAAATCTTATCAAATAACTTACCCGAAGCTTTATGTGATAGATCACTTGCAGCAAGTCCACTAACAGTTCCAGTTACAAATGCACCTGGTCCTGTAACCGATCCAAGTCCAGTTCCTAAAGCAGCACCTCCAGTAAATCCTGCAATCGATGATGCAGTCTGAGTTGCAGCTTTAGCATGTTTTCTAAAATTACTACCTTTTGCTGCATCATAATTACTCTTATATTGAAGACCAGCACCTACAATACCTAAAGCTTTCTGTCCTACACCAGATAAACCCCTAGCATAAGGATAGAATTTAGCATTCTTAACTTTACTAACTAAATTTGGTTTAGTTGAAGTAGTAACTGGAATTTTTTTAGCAACTTTATTTCTAAAATCTCCAAAAGTAACTTTAGGATCTGTGTGGAATACTTTAGGACTAGCAACTCTAGTATTTACAGTTACCTTTCCACCACGATTAGTTTTAAATCCACCCAAAGTTCCTTGTTTTGTTGGTTTAAGAATCTTCTTGTCTTGTTGATTTATCTTATCTAGGATTTGTTTTTGACCCATTTCCTTATTCAATCTTTTGGTTTCGGGTCTACTCTTTATATCATCTAAAAGTTTATCTGCATCAGTATCTTTTGCAAGAAGTGGTGTCATTTTTCCCCTTCTTGTTGATGTATTAAGTGGTATCTTAGTTGTTTTTGTTTTAATATTAGTTGGTGCTTTAGAACCTCTACCAGTATCAACCTTTGCATCAATAGTACTTGATGATTTTATATCAGTTTTAATCTTCTTAAGTTCATCAGCACTTGCTAATTTTGCTCTCTTACCAGCATAATCACTAGTGTTTATATCACTCTCAATCTTCTTATATGCAACACTACCAGGATTACTAGCAAGTTTCTTAGCATTGGCAAGTTGTTGTCTTCCAGTAGGACCTTTAGTGCTAAGACCCTTAGTTAATTTGTTTATAGCAAAGTTCTCAACACCCTTCTGTGTTGCTTTACCTGTTTTGGGATCTATACGTGCTGCTCTTTTTGCTTGTAATTCTTTGTTTATTCTAGCATTAGTTCTTGTAGATCCTTCTCTATTATTCTTAACACCCTCATATCCATATTCATCCGATCCTCCTCTATATAATCTACCAAGCTCACCTTTTTTAACATTAGTTGGTCTATTTTTATTCGGATCGTTAACTCTATCTAATAGTTCATTCTGTCCTTTATCAATATTTTTTGATTGTTTTTCAACAGTTTTTCTTACCTGTTCTCCCTTTTTTCCACGAGCATCTCTTTCTATCTCATCAAAATTTTTATCATCCCAAGGATCTGCATCTTTTGTAGGAACTGATTGCTTTAATAATTTTGTTATCTTTTTCTTAAAAGCCTCACCCCTTTTCACATTACCAGGTATTACTTCATCACCCGTTACTTCTACTAAATTATGAAACTGACTAAAAGTTTTCATCTGTTCCCAGACACTATATCTTAGTATTTATTCGTTATCTTTTTTATAATTATCAGGATGCCAAATAGGAGTTGGTGTAAGAGGTTCTATACGATCCATCTCCATCCAAATCCTTCTGAACTCTTCATCAGAGTTTAAATCCTGCGAAGGTGTCTTTTTTAACATCTTGCTTAATTCCCCCTACAATGTAAGATTCAACTTCAGTTTCTTGTGGTGCTACTTGCAATCCTTTAGAACTAATCCAATGCTC